GTCGCGCCGTCGGTGACTGATTCCGTCACGCATTCAGTAACGCACGACGTTACAGGCTCCAAGGGACATAGACAGGGACATAAACCCCCCACTACTCACGGTGTGAGTAGTGGACCCCCCTTGACGCCCGCCGATGCTCACGGATCGACGCTCAACGGCCACGCTTCACGTGGAACACGCCTACCAAAGCCTTGGACGCTGCCAGCGGAATGGGCTGAATTCGCACGGCAGGACCGCCCGGATTGGAGCGACGGCGACATCGCCCGATGCGCGGCGAAATTCGCGGACCATTGGCACGCAAGCGCACAGGCCAACGCCCGAAAGTTGGATTGGCGAGCCACCTGGCGCAACTGGATTCGACGCGAAACCGACAGCACACGCCCCCGGCAATCGCAACGCGACGACGCACGCGCCAAGGTCGCGCACGACATCATCGGAGCACTCGGACATGAACACGACCCGCCCACCGACGACGACCCGCGCGACATCAGCGGCGAAGCCGAGCGCCTCGACCCCTGACGCTACCGACTGGCTGTTTGCGAAAATGCTTGCCACCTTCGGGCGTCAATGGCTCGACCTGTGGGCCAACGCCCCGGTGGACGGCGTCAAGGCCGAATGGCGTCAGGCGCTCGCACCGTTTGACCGCGACGCGATAACCGCAGCGGTCGCCCACGTGACCAAAGCCGGGCACCACTTCCCGCCCAACCTGTCGGAGTTCTGCGCGCTCGCCCGGCAATTCCAGCGACGCGGGGCGCACGTGCTCGCAATCACCGACAACCGACGCACCGAGCCGCCGCAAGGCTTCCAAGCCCTCAAGGACGTGCTCAAACGGGCACAGGTGCCACGCAAATGAGCGCGGGCAACTCTGACACCCTGCAAAACCGCCTTGACCGCGCAGGCAAACGCTACGCCAAGGTGGCGAAAATCTACGGCGTGGTGTTCGCGCTTGAATGCGAAGCCCGGCGATTGGAGGCCGAAGCCGAGGCGATCATGCGTGGGTGGGATAACGACAAGCGCAAACGCGCACAACTCGGGCTTGAGTGGGAGCCGTGACCAAGGCCGACGACAAGCAAGAGTTGTTTGAACTGGTGCAACTCCTGCACGGAATCGGCTGGACTACGCCCACCATTGCGCGCGTGCTCGACTTCAGCGACGACCGCATCCGAGCGGTGCTCACCGACTTGGGACTACATAACCCGGTGCGCTTCGTCAGCGTGTCGGAGGCCATGCAATCGTTGGATGAGGCCGTGAGCCAGCGCGTGCTTGCTTTCAGACAAGCGGGAATCCCGACATCGGGCGAAGCGGAAAGCGTAGGCGGCGCGTAGATTCGGCGCGGTGTACGACGCCGACAAAATCAAGCCGCAAATCGTCGCACGCATCGCCGCTGGCGACTTCCTCGCGCAAATCGCGCAAACGGAAGGGATGCCCTGCGAAAGCACAATCAACGCATGGCTGATGGCCGATGCCGCCTTTCGGGTTCAATGCGCCCGCGCGCGCGAGGCGTCTGCGGACGTGTTCGAAGCCCGCGTAGTGCAGCTGGCCGACAAGGTCGAGCGCGGCGATCTTGATTCGAAGGCAGGAGCGGTCGCACTCAATGCCCTGACGTGGATTTGCAAGGTCAGGAACCGCAGCGTGTACGGCGAGAAGGTGGAAGTGGACGCGCGCGTGAGCATTGGCGGCGCGATCCTTGACCGCCTGGCACGGGCACGCGGTCGTGTCATCGACGCCGAGCACGCACAAGCCATCGAACAGGACGACAGCGACAGCGAACGCGAGGCGAGGGCAGCGTGAACGCTACCCAATCCAGCTATAGCCCGCAGGGCGTGGCGGGTTGCGTGGTGTTGCTTGTGCCTTGCGTGCCCTTGCCATTCACTAGCCCGCAGGGCGTCGAGCCGTTCCCGCTTTTTCGTTCCTCTAATTTTTTCTCATGTGAAACGGTAAGGGGGGGGGAACCCCCAACCCCGCCCTTGACTGTGAGCAGGGGGTCACCCTGTCCCACGCCGTGAAACCCACCAATTCCCGGTCGGTCCCGAAGGGTTACGAGGTCGTCATGTTTCAAGCGGATTGCGACCCGAATGGGGACGGTTGGTGTCACGTGCGGGACTGTGACCCTGCCGAGTGCGATTGCATCGGCCCGACCGAGGACGGCGTGGAGTACGTCGAGGTCGGTGGCGTGCTGTACGGGCGCCGGGGGCGTGCGTTGTGACGCAGCCGTTAACCGTGGGGTTCATTTGCGCGTGTTGCGGCGGCACCGGCAAGGAGCCGGACGGGCTGGCCGTGACGCAGCGGGCGCTACCGGAGCAGGTGCCGCGCGTGGAAACGGGCGCGGTGCGATTCGGGGACGATTGGCCCGGCGTGTTCATTCGCGGGGACAACGCGCTGGCCTATGCCATCTACCTGTCGCGGCGCGTGCGCGGCTACGACGCTTTCGCGGACGTTGCGTTAGACGGGTTGGCGCGCGTGCTGGCGGGGTGCGAGCACGGCGCCGAGGTCGAGCCGTGACGCCCGGCGACCTTACCGCGCTGCTTGAGCGTGTCGTGGCGTGGCGCGATGACCCGGTGCTGTTTGTGCGCGAGGCGTTCGATTGGCAGCACGGCGAGTTGTCGGGCGAGACAGGGCCGGACACGTGGCAGGTGGACGTGCTGGAAGCCATCGGACACGCGCTGCGCTCGGGCCAGGGCTTGCGCGAGTCGATTCGGATTGCGGTGGCCTCGGGGCACGGCATCGGGAAAACGGCGCTTATCGCGTGGATCATTTTGTGGGCGATGACCACGCGCCCGCAACTCAACGGCGTGGTGACCGCGAACACCGCCACGCAGCTGGAAACGAAAACGTGGCGCGAGTTGAGCCTGTGGCACAAGCGCGCGATTGTCGCGGAGTGCTTTGAGTGGACCGCGACGCGGTTTGCTCAGATTGACCATCGGGAAACGTGGGGGGTGTCCGCGATCCCGTGGACCAAGGAGCGTAGTGAAGCCTTCGCCGGGCAGCACGCGGAAAACGTGCTGGTGCTCTACGACGAGGGGTCGGGCATTGACGATGTTATTTACGACGTGTCCGAGGGCGCGATGACCACGCCCGGCGCGATTTGGTGCGTGTTCGGGAATCCGACGCGAAACACCGGGCGGTTCCGCGAATGCTTCGGGCGTTTCAAGCATCGGTGGATGACGCGCCAGGTGGACAGCCGCACGGCGAAAAAGGCCAATCAGTTCGAAATTGCGAAGTGGATTGAGGACTACGGCGAGGACTCGGATTTTGTGCGGGTCAAGGTGCGCGGCGTGTTCCCGCGTGCCGGGTCGTCCCAATTCATTGACGCGGACATCATCGAAGCGGCGCGCACGCGCCTGCTCGACTCGGACGTGGGCGCGCCGATGTTGCTCGGCGTCGATGTCGCCCGCTTCGGGGACGACCAAAGCGTGATTCGATTCCGTGCCGGGCGCGATGCCCGCACGGTCCCGCCGCTGGCCTATCGCGGCGTGGACACGATGGTGTTGGCCTCGCACGTCGTGCTGTGGGCGCAGCGCGTGAATGCGGCGGCGGTGTTCATTGACGGCAACGGCGTGGGCGGCGGGGTCGTGGACCGTTGCCGCCAATTGCTCAAGCGTTCGGGCATCACCGTGATTGAAGTGCAGGCGGGCGCGAGTGCGCGCAACGACCGCGACTATCACAACAAGCGGGCGGAAATGTGGGGGTCGATGCGCGAGTGGCTGGCGCACGGGTCGATCGACGACCACCACGAGCTCACCGAGGAAATGGGCCAAGTCGAGTTTGGCTTTGACTCGCGCGAGCGTGTGCTGCTTGAGAAAAAGGACGACATGAAGCGGCGCGGGCTTTCCTCGCCGGACCATGCCGATGCGCTCGCGTTGACGTTTGCCGAGCCTGTGGCGCGCCGTGCCGCGAACCGAGGCGTTGCGGTCGAGGTCGCGGAAATTGACTACCCCGTTTTTGGATAGGAGGCACGACATGGCACGACCGAGGCGTGGGCCGGTTCCGAGCAACGAGCCGCCCGAGGGATACGTGGACACCGACGCGACGGGTCCGGTGGACGATTCGGTGCTGTCCGAAATGGTCGAGGCGGGCTTGGTCGAGCCGGTGCCGGTGGGCGACGGCAGCGAAGCCGGGCCGGTCGTGCTCAACATCAACGGCAACCGTGTGGCCTTCCTCAAGCACTTTGCGGACGGGCTGTTTCCGGTTGTCGGTCGCCGCTATGCGTTCGCGTGCGTCGCCGTGGAAAACGGCGGGCCGGAGGAAACCGACGAGCATTCGGCGTCGTTCCGGCTGGTGCGCGTTTACTAGGGAGCCTCGCCATGTCGGGACTGTTCGCACCGAAGGTCAAAGTACCGGAGCCGCCCGGCCCGCCGCCGACGATTGACGAGGCGGCCAGGGGGCAGGACCGCACCGACCAATTGCGCCGTCGGCGTGGTCGAGCGGCGACCATCCTTGTGCCGGACGGTGGCATGGGGTCCGCACCGCAACGTCCTGCCGCAACGATCCTCGGCGGCTGACATGACCACCGACGTTGTGCGCGAATTGCTGCAACGGCACGACCGCTTGAAGGGCGGGCGTGGCGTGTGGAATTCGCATTGGCGTGAAGCCGCCGAGCGCGTGCTGCCGGAATACGGGAATTTCGACATCACGCCCACGCCCGGCCAAAAGCGCGCCGAGAAGATTTTTGACAGCACCGCACCGCTGGCGCTGCCTAAGTTCGCGTCCGCGATGGAGTCGATTCTGGTCCCGGTCACGCAAAAGTGGCACGGGATGCGGACGCAGATGGAGGACAAGAATCAACAGGACGAGGTCAAGCGGTGGCTGGAACACGTGCGCGACATTCTCTTTGCGGTGCGCTCGCGCCCGTTGGGCCGTTTCCAGCCCAACATCAACGCCGCGCTTAAGAGCATCGGCGTGTTCGGCAACGGCCCGGTGTTTGTCGAGGACGATGTCGGGAAAAACATTCTTTACCGCAGCATCGACTTGGCGCGGTGCTGGATCATGGAGTCGTTTAACGGCGCGGTTGACACGGTGCATCGTGAATTCACCGCGAGCGCGCGCCAGCTCAAGCAGAAGTTTGGCGAGTTGCCCGACCTGCTCCGCGAGAAGGCGGGCAAGGAAACCGACCGCGAATTTACGATCCTGCATTGCGTGAAGCCTGCCGACGAATATCAGTCGCGCAAGTTCCGGCATTTCGGTTTCGGGTCGTGGTACGTGTGCATCGACACGCAGGAGCAGCTCGAGGAATCCGGCTACCGGCGAATGCCCTACGCCTTCGGGCGTTTCGATGTCGCGCCCGCCGAAATCTACGGGCGCTCGCCCGCGATGTCCGCGCTCGCGGACATCAAGATGCTTAACGAAATGGGCAAGACCAACATTCGCATGGCGCACCGCGCGGTGGACCCGCCGCTGCTCATGCCGAATGACGGCGTGCTGCAAGCCTTTTCGCTGCGCCCAGGTGCGCTCAACTACGGCGGCGTGGACGAGCAGGGCAGGCAGTTGGTGCATCCGTTGCAAGGCGGCGGGCAACTCATGGTGTCGCTCGAAATGGAGGATCAACGCCGCCGCAGCGTCAACGATTCCTTTTACGTGACCCTGTTTCAAGTGCTGGTCGAAAACCCGCGCATGACGGCGACCGAGGCGATGCTGCGCGCGCAGGAAAAGGGCCAGCTGCTTGGACCGGCAGGCTCGCGCCTGCAAGGCGATTTGTTCGGGCCGATCATCGCGCGCGAGTTCGACATTCTGTGGAATGCCGGGATCATCCCGGCGCCGCCGAAGGGCTTGGACATTGAAGAAGTGTTCCCCGAGTACACCGCGCCGCTTAACCGGCTCATGCGCTCGGAGGAAGGCGCGGCGATGCTGCGGTGGGCCGAGCAGATGACGCCGATTGCTCAACTCGACCCGAGCGCAATGGACATCGTGGACACCGAGGCGTGGGGCCGTGAGTTGGCCGACATCGACGGCGTGCCCATGAAGGTGCTCCTGTCGCCCGAGGCGGTGAAGGCCAAGCGCGACGGGCGCGCGCAGGCGCAGCAAATCGAACAAGCCGCGACCGTGGCGCCGCAAATGGGTAAGGCGCTGGAAAGCATGACGCAAGCGCAACTCAACGCGCAAAGCGCCGGGCCGTCGCTGCCGATGCCGTTGGCGGCTTAGTGCTCGGGATTGAGTTCCCGCCCGGCTGGCGACGACAGGCAGCGGCGGCGCGTGCGTGCTTCCTTGACGGCGAGGGCAAGCCGACGCCTGACGGCGCGGTGTTGCTCGGACGCCTCGCAAAATTCTGTTACGCGCAACGCTCGACCGTCAAGGTGTCGCTGGTGCTGCAACAGGTGGACCCGATTGCAACCGCAGCGGCGGAAGGGCGGCGCGAGGTCTGGATGCTCCTGCAACAATTTTTGAACCTGTCTGAAGGCGACACGCTGCGCGCCACGCTCGCATCCGACCGCGCGACGCACGGCGAGTCGCCGCTTTTTTGAGGG